ATGCTTTTTTAAAATATATTTTTTTACCGGTTACAATCGGAAAACCTTTATTTATATTTATACTTAAAGATTTATTGAATAATTTATATGTGTCTACTCCTGTTCGGTTTTCACATTTAATTCCTTTGTTTAAACAATTACGCAATAACTTTTTATATTTTTTTTCAAATTTACTCATAGCCGCCGTTTTTAAATGAATCTAATGCCGCTATATATCCCACGCAATCAAGCATTGTATCTTTTTTTGTATTATATGCCATACGGCTTATTTTAAGAGCTATAAGGCATTTATACATATCCTCTGTAGTAATATGCTTATTTGTTAATTCTGACGCAACACGAGCTGCTTTAGTTATTGAATCATCAATAGGCCCATATTGTCTTTGCTTTTCTTCTTTGCGCTTAAATATTATTTTATTTGCATTAAGCAAAATATTATTATTATCCTTTGCCATTCGTATTTAGTTTGTAAATAATATATATAATAATGTAAGTATAACACCTAAGTAACTAATTATCATCGCTTTCACTTTGTTTTCGTATTTTTTCATTTTTTTGTTCTGCTTTTCTTGCTCTTAAAATAGCACGATTTTTTCTTAATTTATAATCTGATAAAGCTTTCGTATATAATCTTCTTTCGTTTTTACTTTCTAAAAAATAATATGCAAGCCTTACAATTGAATCGCGCATTTTTAAAAGAGCAGGTGATTTTTGTTTTTTTATTTGTTTTAAAATCATTTCAGATAAAAAATTAATATCTGAAGATATTTCATATTCCTTTAAGTTGTCTATCTTTTTCAACGTATATTAAATATTATACTTTTTACTTTATGTCTTTCATTTATAAGATTTTTAACTTTTTGGTTTGTTTTTTTTAAACCGCTTTGTTCATATAATCTTAATTTATTATTTATTGATTTTAACAAATCATTTAAATCATCCAATTGTGTTCTCATAATACTAAATCAATTAAATATTCTAAGCTAAGTAATAACACACTACATGCAAATAAAAAACATGTAAATAATGTTAATGTTAAATAATATTTTATTTTTTTCATTTATTTAATTTTTTAAATATTTTATTAATAATACTTCGCGTTTCTAATAAAGTTTTTTTGTCTTCATCATTATCGCATTTTCTTATTAAATACTTTAAATTACCACTCGCTGTGCCAAACTGACCCGCTGTATCTATATCCATTTGTTTTAAATTTAATAAAGGCCTTCAGAATTATTTTAGCAATTGCCCCGCGTCTTTCAGTTTAATAGTGTCCGCATAAATGTTAATCACCAACCTTTTATTTATTATTTATAGCTAATATAATAAACATTTGTTAATAAAAAAAATATTTAAATGTTTTTATATTAATTTATTTAGGTCTTTGATCCACATTCTATATATTGAACCATTACATGTGCACGGGCGTTTAAAAGCATGTTTATAGTATTTAGCGTGTAAATTGCATACAAGATCTATTTCGTCGCTATCTAATTCATGCTGCCGTGGCCTATTAATAAATTTTAACCATTTTTGTAAATCTTCCTCTACCATAGTTTTACTTTATTTGCTTTGTCTTTACGATCTTCGCATCCACATTTATCGCCAAATATTTTTTTTGTTAACCACTTAATCCCGGTATAAGTTGTTATTTTTTCTATTAAATCTCCTAATCCCATTGTATATTATTTTTAATTATGTTTTTTACGTTTCGATATGTATTATATAATGAAGCATATGTAATATTTGTTTTTCGTGATAGCTCCGCGATAGTTACGCCGCTTGATATAATTTCAAATACTTTGCGATCATACCAATAAATTGAATCTAAAATATTATTTAACTCTTGCATTTTTTTTGATACATCAACATCTTTAACTTGTTCTTCTTCTTCAATTATATATTTATTTAAAGCATCAATGTCAACCTTTTTTATTTTTTTGTTTTGTCTTAACAAATCTCCATACAAAGTTTTTAATGTCTTGTATACATAAAAATAATTAATCTCTTCACCGTAATTTATATTTAATCCTCCCGCTAATAATTTATCAATTTTTAAATAGGCTTCCTGTACAATATCTTCAGCAACAGCGGGGTCGCACCCAAAAGAAATAACTGTGCGTACCCAAATTTTATGTTTTAAAGCAACTTTTTCGAGAGGATTCAAAGTAATTTTGTTTTATGTTGTTTATACTTAATTAAATTTATTCCGCCTATTTCAAACCCAACATTATTAATAATTGATTTAAACATTATCGGCGATTCAAAACTTGTAGGTTTATAACCTAATTCTTGCATTTTTACTTTTGCTGAAAATACTCTTGTATACATCCAAGCGTCAGGGCTATATATATAACGATGTATAATAAGAAAATCATCTGAGCGGTTTCCATTTACAGCGCCTCCTTCTGCGTCCCCAATACTTGGAGGCATAGGTTGACCGGCAAAATCATGATTAGCCGCGTGTTTACGTCTTAAAGCTTCAGTGACAGCATGACAACATATCCAAGTTGATATATTATGTTTTCGACAAAATATTCTTATATCTGATAAACACTCATATGAATATTCATAAGCATTGCTACCCGCTTTAATATTTTTACGCAAACTATTGATTGGATCTATTAACAGCCCATCATAATCCCACGCACGTTTTATATTATCTGCTAAGTCTAATAATTCTTTATAAGTATATTGTCTGTTACAATCAACAAATTTAAAATGATTATATATAAAATCTAAGCTTTCTTTATAAGCTGTATTATCAATTTGATTTATTGGTTTACCCTCTAAAAATTCTAATAATTTTTTTATTAAAGAATACGGCTCGTTTTCGCTGCTAAAACATAACCATTTAATTTTATGCTTTATAGTATATAATAACATTAAGTAAAATGTAAAATGACTTTTACCCACATTATTATGGCCTAAAAGAAAATTCATGTTTCCACGCACAAACCTAAAATGGCTGTCAAATTCTTTATGTCCTATTTTTAATGCTTCTTGTACTTTACCTTTACGAAAGTCGTTTAATTTATTAATATGTTCCTCGAAGTTTATCAGCATAAAAAAAGAGGGTGGTTAACCCTCTATTAAAAAATTAATCCCACGGTAAAGCATCTTCATCTACTTGAGGGTAGTGGTCCTCAACTTTAACTTCTTCTACTGCTTCTTCAATGCGCCAACCATTAATTGTTGTAAAATACATTGTTTTACCTTCAGGGTTTGTCCATTCACGCCCGCGTAAATTGTATTGAACTTTTACATATACTCCTTCTTTACAAAAGTTAGCATCTAATAACCCGCAATTTTTTCCCGTAAAATCAACACATATTGTTTGATTATATTTAGGATCTGACTCTTGCGTTTCAATAATTATTTTACGAAACTCAAATGTTCCTTTAATTTGTTTTTCTTCTACTTTTTTTATTTTACCTTTAAATTCCATTTCTATTTATTTTTAAATTTAATTACTTTATATCCATTTTTTTCTAATAACTGTATAGCATCTTTTATTTTTTTTTCATGAAGCCATATAGTATAATGCTCAAATATTTGATTATTTATTTCCATAATTTTATTGTTTTTTAAAGTCTTCGCTTTCATCTTCGCCAAATACACCTAAAGCATAAAAGCCTGTAAGCTTTAAAACAATCCGGCTAAAAGCTCTTTTTTCTGCCATTTCACATACGTACCACGTATTACAATTACCGATTCGTGTTTGCTTAATATCGTCTATTAAATTACCTTCAAGATCTTTCTTTTTTATTATTTCTTGTTTATATTCTTGCATCATTGCTGATCCAAATGTTTCCATTGTACGGTTATCTAATGTGCCGATAGCTTTTATAACAGCAAAGTTTGTTTCAGCTTTTATACTTTTATATGTAATATGTATATTTTCTTTTGCTTCAATCTTTTCAATTCCTGTACGTGTTATAATTACGTAGTGTTGATGTTTAAATACATCGTCTTGTGTTAAACCATATTTTTTATATAGTTGTAACAACTTTTCTTTTTTCATATTTTTTTAATTTTGTTTTTAATTTTTTGTTTTCTTTTTGCAATGCTTCGATTCTATATGTATATTCTAATAATAAAGAATCTTTTGTTTGATGTGAATAATTTGTTCTCATGTTATAAAGATATAAAAAAATTATTAAATTTAACTATTGTTAATAAAAAAAGAGGCTAACATATGCTAACCTCTTGAAAACAAAGTAAATATAAAAGAATATATTATTTGTATTTTGAT